TATTTCTGTAGAAAGTAATTAACGTTTCAAAATCTTTAAAATTTGTATGTGTAAAGAATTCATCATCCTGCACCCACAACACATCAGAAATGCCTTTTTCTTTTAAATGATGCATGTGCTTTAATATTGTGCTTCCAAAACTCATATTTTTATAAACAAAAAATTCACAGTCTGGTAATACGGTTTTGATTTGTTGTGCTAAGGTTTTGCAGTGCTCAACGTCCATGTTATGAAAATTGAGTGTTTGATAATCAAGCAACTGCATAGCATTAATTTTTCCCGAATTTTTACATAATGCTTCAATGAGAAAATCTCTGCTCTTACCATCACTGCCTGGTGACCAATGTGAGTTTCCCTTGTATGTTTGGGTAAAATTAGCAATACGCTTCATTAACTATGCTATTCAATGGCTTCTGTGACAGTGTCATTATACTTGTAAGTTCTCATGAATTTATCTATGTGATGGCTTGTTTTTGCTTCTTGATTGATTTGTGATGCCCAAGCCCAATCCTCACCATACATTAGGTCTGGAAAGTGGTACTTCTGTGCCAAGGTCCTCTTCCAGAAACAACAGTGCCATGGTGGCCGCTTTGCATCTGGAATCTGTACAGCGTCATTTTTCGGATAGCCAAGTTCAAAGGTCAATTCATACCGCGGTGAATCATTTATATACACATACTCTTTGAAAGTAATAACGTCCACCTCAGGATGCGCGTCAATTGCTCTCACAGCTTCCTCAATATAAAAATCATGTACCATGTCGTCATCATCCATGAAAGCAACAAAATCACCACGTGCAATATATAGCAATGATTCGCGCTTGAATCCTATGGAGCGTTTTTTATTGTCCAGCAATACTAGCAGCTCAACATCATTAGGATTGGATAATTTATTAACTTGTTTTTCAAGACAATTAAACAACTCAAGCATCTTGCCTGCCACTCTGTTGGGTGTGGAAGGTATCAGGATGGAAAGCTTTGGTTTTGGAGAGTGTTTGCTCATTTTTGTTTACCACAATCGACCTTTGTCCAGTCAGGGTCAATGTTGAGATATTTACCTAGTTTTTTTACAGCTGCAACTCTTTCGGGGGCAAGGTCATGCCAAAGCTGATCACTTATCCTGTCGTGATTATCTGAAAGCATTCTATCAGCTGTGCTGTCTTTTTTTCTGCCTCCGTAAATCCAGTGATTGTGTTGAATGTGCATATCACGTCGGTACTTTATTCTGTCAAATGCATTAAACGTTTGATACATCCATTGATCAGACCAATTGATTAAGAAGTCTTCCTTGCAGAAATAACCAAGCACTTCATAATATTTTCTATGTACAAAAGCATTAACGCATATTTCATCCCGATCGCGATGCCCGTCATAGCAATGCACAAGCTTGATGTTATCTGCAGGGCAATTTGTTTTGTTAAACTCTTTCAAAATTTCTTTATCCCAATCTGGTGTCATGAAGATCATGTCATCACCTACATAACCAAACAGCTCATTGTCTGTATTAGCAGCTAAAATATTCCATATGCGATTAATACCAATGAACTTTCCATCATTTTTAATATCAACAATACGTACAAATGGTATTGCTTGAGCAATTTTATGAACAATGTCTCGCTTGGGATCGTCTTCATCAACACCAAAAACAAGCTCCACATTATTGATGTCACTCACTGAGGTCATAATGGAGCTAATGAGTGTTAGCTTGAGATTCAATCTTTCTCTGCTTGGTACAAGCAAACTTATTTTCATTTTGGTTTTATGGATCTAAGAAATTTGACAACATCTTCCTTGGTCGTATCTGGCACACAACCTTGCCATGCAGGCATGTATCCATGTTTTTTCTTAAACCACTCAGCTCCTTTTGTGAGGTTTTCTTGCCAATCTTTTCTTGGCCTTATGGTGCTACTCTTTTCAGAACATTCGATTTCATCTATGTAATCCATGCTATTGGCCAGATCTGGCCAATTCCAGTATGGTGTAGAATACCCAGCTCTGAATATACGATAATCATGATCCACATGATCAAAAGCGTTGAGAAAATCCTCATCTATTAAACCAACCTTTTCAAGCACTTCTCTGGTGTAATAGCAAAATGCACCAACACTGGCAGGATTAATGGCCACCTTTATGCTGCCATAGTCAACAACAAACCGTGGAGTTGGTTTGCCACCAGATATGTTATTTTTATTTGCAGGCCCATGATAGGCAAAATTAAAGTGCTGTATGCCTGTTAAATTTCGTGCTTCTATGTATTTGTCAAAAACAGCAGGATCTTTAACAACAATATCATCTTCAATAACAAAGATGTGATCGCAATTTTGCTCAAGCAGATATTTGAATGCTTTGTTTTTTGTTTTGCCAACACCAAGGTTTTCCTTGTTGTGAATGTATTCGAATTTACGCATGCTATGCAATCTTCCAACATCTTCAAAGTCAGCACCATCATTAACAACAACAAGCTCAACGTTTTGCGGTATTGATTTGAAGCATTTTACAAAGAACTTGGGTCGATTGCATGTAATTATACCTACTCCAATCTTTTGCATATTCAGATATATTAGTATAAATAACAGAGATGGCAATCAATACTTCAAACAGTAACATAGTAAGCATAACAAATTTACCACAAACACAGGAAGCTGTTAATGGTGATTTGTTAATCATACAGACAGACAATGGACTGCAAACCATTGATTTTGAGAATTTTAATGCTGTAAAGACTGATGCTTCAGGAAACGCGACTGTCATAGGCAGTCTCTCTGGTACAAATTGTTACTTTACAAACGTTAATGCACTGTGCACAGTTGCCAGTTTAAACTATGCATCAAACAATCAAGCAGGCATATTTGCTCCAACTGATTATTATAACAGATTCACAATTAATGGTGGTATTGTAACCAGCGCATCATATGTGCTAGGCTCACCAGAGTACCAACACATAAACAACACTGTATTGCCTGCATTAACTACATTTCAAAACACACTCTACAAGATTGTAGTGGATGAATCAAGCACAGATGCTGGTCAAAATTTTGTTACTGTTCTAGCAAACAATGCATCACAACAATATTATCTTGCCGGGTTCTTTAGCAGATATCCTACTGTTTCTCCAGGTTCCATACAACCACAACATTTTACGCTAATGACAACATCACAACTGTCCACCTTTCCATATGTTAATAATGTCATTAATGATGGGCTGAATGGATTAACATTTACTGTGAATACCGGGTACAGGGTGCCTCAGGACACATCGTTTTACTGGAGATTGTTGTATACTTATACAACAGTATAAGACAATGCTTTCTCGAGTTGAACAAGTCGTTGACGGAGACCTGTTTGTCATTCAATCTGGTGATTTTACTAAAGCTATTGATTTTACAAATATTAATCTCCTAAAGACAGATGTTAATAAAAATGCCACGGCTGTAGGTAACTTGTCTGGACACAGCAGTTACATTGAATCTTTTTCTGCAATAAATACAATCACAAGCAATACATTCTTTGCAAATGGATTGTCTGGTGTGTCTTTAAGCGCAAATTTCAACAACACATTCACCATTAACGGTGGAATGATTACAAGATCCACAAGTGTCACCGGTTCACCAGAATATGTGTTGCTCACAACCACCACCCTGTCAGCACTCACAACTTATCAAAACACATTGTACAGATACATAGTTGATGAATCAAGCAGCTCTGATTGGATCAATCCAAGCTTGAAGTATATGACTGTTTCACAGAGCACCAACACAGCAACATATGTATTATCCGGCTTTTTTACACGCAATCCTCGTCTCACATTGGGCGAGCTCAAGCCATTTCATTTCTTCTTCACACCTGTTGTCACACTCTCCAGTCAGCCGTTTGTAACAGAAATAAGTGCCGACATCCACAACAATTTGGTTTTTAAAATAAGCACCGGTTACCGCGTCAAATATCAAACACCCTTGCTGTGGCGTGTGTTTTATTCGGAATTAATTTGAGTGGAATAAGAGTGCTTTGTTGAGCTTCACCAAAGCTTTGCGAGGATGTATGCCTTCATCAAGTAGCCGTTTGTACTCAGCTCTGAAAGCTTTGACAAATGTCTCTGATAATCTGAAGTTTTTTGGGTAAAACTCTCTTTTAACTGTCTTGATGTATTTGAAGCTTTCCAGAAGCTCTTCATACTTGTCATTGAACTGTGCCATGTTATTATTTAAGGCTAGTGATGATTCTTTTTGTGACTGCCGCTTCAAATTTTTCATCTTTCAAGATACCCTTTTGCATGTTCAAGAGTTGCTCCATTTTACTCAAGTTCTCTGTGTCCAAGATGCTCTTACCCTCATCAATAAGATCTCCTTGATTGTCAATGTAAAGTTTACACATTTCTACGCGTTGCTCAGGATTGCCAAAGATTTCTATCATGGGCGGTCTGTCATCTTCTTTCATGAATGGACAAACACCTTTGGACATCAGGTTGCGTGCTATGGCTTTGAATATGTTATCAATTTCCTCAATAAATTCTTTGTCAAGCTCTCTGTTTTCTTTTATTTCCAGCTTAACCGGTGCAGCTCTGGTGATGGGGATGAACAGTATTATGTCAATTGCGCGCATGCTTTCTTGCACAAGAGGAATGCATTTGTCAATAAATTTTTTATCAATATCTGAAGCTTGTTTTTCTTCACTCCACAATGAATACACCAAATTATCTAGTGGACAGCGATCGAATATAATTTTGTCACCTTTGGATGTTTTTTGAATGTCATCAATGAGACAGTTCAAAATCTTCCATTGTCCATCCTTATCAACTTTTTTATTAATGTTAAGCTTTTCATCCTTGAGAACTTTTCTGTATGATTCCTGAGAACGATTGTAAGCAGGCCAGTGTTTTATAAAATCATTTATAAACGTAGTTTTACCTTGGCAAGATGTACCTGATATGGCGATTCTCATGTTATACTTTAAGAGCTTTGTTCCAAATTACAAGCTGCAATCTGGGGCTGAATTTAAAATTATGTTTCTTGCAAAACTCAGCAACCATGGGACATTTTTCAGTGTGTTCATCTCTGCTGCCACAACAGGGCATGAGCCAAATACGATCTGTTGGTACTTTACAATCTTGCACGTATTTTTCGAGAATTTCATTCACTTCATCTTCACCGCTAACAACAAATTTAAATCCAGACTTATTTTGAGCATGCCACTTCAGCACTTCCGGTTTGTATCTTTTTTCAACAGGGTCACCATTGTTGCTTAATTTTGGTGATGTAGTAAACGTAGCACCCCAGTCTTTCCATTGTTGATCAGGTAATATTGTTGCGTTGGTTTCAAAATCAATCTTTGGTACGTAGCCGAATCTAAAAATATATTGATCTACAAGTTCTAGAAGGGCTTTCTGCTGAATAAGCGGCTCACCGCCGGTAATTTTCCAGATAGCACCATCCCTTAAATGACATTGATAACCACGTTGCGTCATGTAATCAAATACTTCATCAAAGGTCATTCTATTTTTTACTGACCAGCTAATGAAACTATCACATCCATTGGGTGCATCTGCAGATGCAAAACCTTTGCATGTCAAGTTGCACATGGACAGACGCATAAATACTGAAGGACACCCAACATATTCACCTTCACCTTCCAGTGTATAAAATATTTTGTCGTCGCTTAGGAAGATAGTTTGATCACTCATATGCTTGTACTCTATTATAGTGTATTTTTATAATAATCAATAGTTAAATCTAATCCTTCATCAAAAAAATCAATCTGAGGCTGCCAGAGCAGCTTGGTCTTTATTTTGTTGGAATTAATTTCATACTTCAAGTCGTGACCCTTTCTGTCTTCAACAAATGTAATTGTATCTTTGCTTTTGCCTAATTTATTCAGGACATGTTCAACCAGATCTATGTTAGCCACGGTGCAACCAGTGCCAATGTTGTACACTTCACCGGCAATGCCTTTGTTGAGCACACACAAGATGGCATTGCAATGATCCACCACATGAATCCATTCTCTCACATTTCTGCCATTGCCATAAACTGGTATCAATTGATCTGTTAATGCATTGGTTATGAGCTTAGGGAGCAATTTTTCTTTATTTTGCCTGGATCCATAGTTGTTGCAACACCTGGTAATGCAGGTGTCCAGATTGTAAGTTTTGAAGTAGCTGTTCACAATGAGATCAGACGACGCTTTGGTGGAGGAGTACACAGAACTTGGATCAAGTGTTGTGGTCTCTACAAAAGCTTGTTGTTCTGAATTATCAATGGATCCATACACCTCATCTGTGCTCACATGCACAAACCGCTTAATGTTGCTTTTTCTGGCAAATTCCAACATGTTGAAAGTGCCCAGAACATTGGTTAAAACGAATATGTCCGGTCTATGTATGCTGTTATCTACATGCGACTCAGCTGCCAAGTGAATCACGTAATCAATGCTATCTATGTATGGTGAAACACAGGCCAGTTGCTCACTCTTGGATATGTCCACTTTATGAAAAAATAAGCGCATGTTATGAGACATTTTCTGTTTAAAATGCAAATTTGCAGCATATGTTTCATTATCAAAGCAGTGTACATTTGCGTCTGTTTTTTGCAGGAGCACTTCTATCAAGTGTGAACCAATGAAACCCAGGCCACCTGTAACAACAATGTTCATTATGTTGATAATATAGGTTATAAAAGAAGATTATCCAGAATAAATACATGTAGATGTCGAAAAAGAATAGACAGCTCAAGAAAGCTGTTAAACCCAAAGATGAAAATGGTATCATAAGAAATGACATATTTCTTAACTTTAGAATTGATCAGAAATTTCATTTAAATGACCATCACAAATCTTTCGTTGAAAAAGCCATGGATGAAGCATCACAAATTTTATTCTGTGATGGACCTGCAGGGTCTTCCAAGACATATCTAGCTGTGTATGTAGCATTGACCATGCTCAAGGACAAAAAGATAGATGAAATTGTGTACATCAGAAGCATTGTGGAATCTGCAACACGCAAATTGGGCAGTCTACCAGGTGAAGTGGATGAAAAGTTCAAACCATGGAGCATACCTCTTGTGGAGAAATGTGATGAGTTAGTAGGTAAACAAATAACAGAAATGTTATTTGAGAGTGATTATTTGAAGAGCATACCAGTGAATTTTCTGCGTGGTGCCACATTCATGAACAATGTGGTGATAGTGGATGAAGCACAAAATCTGGAGCACAGCGAATTGGTTACTATTCTAACGAGATTTGGTAAAAACTGTAAACTGTTTGTTATAGGTGATTCACTTCAATCTGACATACAAAAATCTGGATTTGCAAACATCATGAAAGCTTTTGATACAGACCAAAGCCATGACAATGGCATACATGCATTTCATTTCACTGAAGATGACATAACCAGAAGCAAGCTACTCAAGTTTATTGTCAAGGTAATCGCGAGCATCAAATTTAAGTGATTTCTTTTTCAAATTGAGATATATGTCCTCAATAGCTTTGTAATCGTCTTTTAATTCTTTTTCTGCTTTCTTGGGCAGAAAATCACTTATCTCACCACCATACAACTGCTGCTTGGTTTCTGCATCCATCACTGGCCCCAGCTGGTACCTCCAAACAAATTGGAATAACTCGTGGTGGTGACGTTACCCACACGTGCACCTTGCGATGCAGGGGGTGGAGCATTCTTGAGAATGTTTGCCACATTTATGCCTGTTTCTGCAGCCACATCTTCTAAGAAATCTTTCACTTGATTGATGGGTGCCTGTATGGTGGTGGCCACAGTGTTGCCTGTTTGCTGAGGTGTAATAACAGAATCAAAAGAAACAATGGCAGAGTTTTTATCATGTTCCCACACTTCCACTCTCTCCACCCAGCATCTATTGTTTGTAATGCCTCTCACATGTGCATCAGCCACATCAAAGCAATATTCTGCTGTTCTTTCAATGCCAACACCTTTGGACATGACTCTCAAATCACATGCACCTGTTGCATGCAATTGCTTGAATGTTTCCAACAAGGGATCATCTGCTGCAATGCATAATGTATGATCAAATTGTTTTGCAAATACTTGCTTGAGAGCCTTTAAGCCACCAAAATCAACCACCCAATTTCTTTCATCCAATCGATTGCATGCAAACTGAAATTTCGCGACTAGTCTGTATCCATGTATAAATTTGCAGTGACTGTCTGCCTTCCATTGTCTAAAAGCGCAACTACCCAATTCAATAATTTTTGTACTTTCGTATTTCATATGTTTATTGTATACCTTAATATCACTATATCAACATCAAATGCATGAGGTGTAGTAACTGTCTTTTCTATATCCTGTATTATTATAAGGGTGTTTTTCTGGAAATCAACTGTTATTTGACTGTGCCTTGAATGTTATTTTGCATGCAATACTCTTCTGCTGCTTCTTTTGTGGCAAATATAAGAGGCATATGCGCCTCATTCAGGATGACATTGCCATCTGCATTCACAATGTAGAAGCCTCTCTTGGTGAAACTTGTTAACTTGGACATGCAGTTATTTATATGACTGGTGTTGCACTTACCACAGCCTTGTCAATCTTTAAAATCTTATATTTTTGCACCCGACCTTGTTGACTAACTATGGAGAACACTTCACCCTCCTTGGGATTTGCTGGTGCAGCTGCAGGTGTTTGTGACATGGGTGCTGTCACAGATCCTGAGCTGGTGCCACTGCTGCCAGCAGGTGTTGCTGTGCCTCCAGTTACTGTGCCGGCTGCTTGCATGCTGCCAGCCGTTGTCTGCTGTGCCGGTGTGCCTGGTCTGGATTTCATGAGAAGGGTATCCACAAACGTTTTGTCAAAATGTTCTACTTTGTCATGCTGCTTTTTAAGCTCTTCATCTTTCTTCTTTTGTTCTTCTTCTCTGCGATTTTCACCCTTGGCTAGACCACCTTGCAATGCATTTAACCCTCTGCCTATTTGCCCCCTGCCCATCACAGCTGTGGTTATGGCTTTGGGTGCATTCACAGCTGCAGCTGCAGCACCAACCCAATTGGATGGCTTGATCAAGCCTTTGCCTATCTTGCGAAGAAAACCATCTTCATTAAGAATGACGCTCACTAAATCGTTAAATTCAAGTTTCTTCATCTGATAAAAATCCTCTGTATAAGTCTGCCAGCTTGTCTCCTGTGTACCCACATTGACGAATGATGGTCTCCACATCACACAAGCTGTTTGTATTATTTATCTGTGCTATGATGGGATCATTCATTATTTTTCCATCTTTAAGCAATTGCCTGATCAGGTATTCTTTGAAGCAGCAAAATGAATCATAATCTGCTTCTGCAGCTATGGCCTCAATGAATTCCATAGGAATTGTCTCAATGCTCATTTCTGGGGAAAGCACCAGAATCTTCAAATGACCTTTGCCTTCTTCCAATACATATCCTTCATAACCATCCACTTTTGTGAAGTCAGCTTCAGCACTCACTTGTGCTGGATCCACCTTGATGCGTATGCGTTTCAAAGCTGTCTTCTTTAAGCTCTCTAATATTACATAATTGTATTTCATATCATTATTTCTTTACACATCATAGAATATGCACACTGCTTCATTGCCAAAATTCTTAATGGCCACGCGCACTTGAGACAAGGTCACTTTGCCAGTGGTTGATGCATCAGATACAGGCAGGAACAAACCTGTTGTCGGTATTAAATCACCTAATGCGGATATTGTCACATCAGCCATACGTAATATTATTTATGTTGATCTGGTTACATCTTATCATATAATATATATATGTCCAATGTAAAACTTGCTTTCGCTAATCACAATCATCCTCATACTCAAGAAGAAAGAGATCAAATCATTGAAAGAGCATCTAAGGCTTATGAAGCTTACATGGATGCTTTAGGATATGATTGGAGAAATGATCCTAACAGTGACAACACTCCGCACCGAGTGGCCAAGGCTTTTGTGGAAGACTTTGCATGGGGTTGTTACAGCTTGCCTCCCAAAATCACCGCTTTTGATAACATTGATCAATATGATGGCATGGTGTGTCAAAACAACATCAAATTAACTTCATTGTGTTCACATCATCATGCACCCTTCACTGGAGTGGCTCATGTGGCTTACATCCCATCCAAGGAAGGCAAGGTCATTGGTTTGAGCAAGCTCAACCGGGTGGTGGATTGGTTTGCTCGTCGTCCACAGGTGCAAGAAAACCTCACCATGCAAATTCATGCACACATTGATTTGGTGTGTGAGAAGAACAATGGTGTGGCAGTGCTAATTGAAGCCAATCACACATGTTGTTCCAATCGTGGCATCCGTCATGATTCCACCATGCGCACAGCCAGAATGTCTGGTGCGTTCTTGGATAACAATGACAATTCCAGAGCTGAGTTCTACAAGTTTGTAGAGTTTGCGCAGAATTAATTAACCTGCTATTTCCATCAAAGTGATGGTGGATGTTCTGTTGCTGCCAGGATTGGAAGTGCATCCTCTACCGCCATTATTTCGACAGCCTTGACCATAATAAGTATAGGCTTGATTTTGTGTAGTTGCTCCGCTGTCTAACCATTGAAAGGTTACAAAATTATATATCTGTGTGTTGACACTCCCTCCTACTCCAAATCCGCTGGCACCAGCATTTACAGCAGTGTATATGACAGATGCGTCTCTTACAATGCGAAAACCATAGCCTGTGTCTTGATCTGTAAAAATATGCTGGTTTATGGTTACAAGTATCTTTGAATTGGCACCCTTAGTTGTTATAGAATTAGAGATTATATTAGCATAGTTGGAATCATGTCTAACTTCAGTTGATGCTGTATTAAACACAACTTGTAATACTGTGCCTGCTACATTCAATCTGGTGGCTGTTATAGGCCCTTCCGCATATATACCCCCGCCCACTACTTGTAATTGCTTACCTGCAGCCAGTGTATGTATTCTGCAGTTACCGCCTAAATTATCTATCTGAACCCCGCCAAATCCTCCCGAACCTTGCAACTGTATTTCACCACCTTCTCCTACATCGTTCTGTTTTCTAACAGTTAAATAATCAGAAGTTATAACACCAGCAACATCTAATTTTTGCGTAGGGCTAGCTGTACCTATACCTACATTACCTGCATTAACTAAAATATTTGTAGGGTTGACTTTCTTTGTTACACCACCATCAGAAAATGGTATAGAAGCTGTGCTGCTTGGTGAATCTGCCGGTAATGCATCTATAGTTACATCAGCCATGTTATTTTATTTCCTTGTTCACATCAATCACTGCATTCAGTTGCTTCAGAAACGGTTCACCAATGAGAATAGGATCTTGATTTTCTGAACGATCAGCAACACTGAATGTCACATCTTTGTATGCTTTGCCATTGATCTTGATGTTGAGCTTCACTGTGGGCCTGTCTTCCTTTACACCACTGCCAATGTGTATCTTTATCTCACCATCTCTAGGTGCAGTCATTTTTTTTCCACCTACAGTTGTAAAAGAGACGTTTTCACCTTCTTGTGAAATATCCACCCCATGGATCACATTGTACGCTTCATTGCCACTGTCCACCTTGGCTTTGACCACACCCAATCCTTCCACATCGATGACTTCATCCACACCCAACACAGGTTTATTGTAGAAATCCTTGAATGGCTGCATAGTAATACTTATTATAATGGCAATAATTTCATTGTATTTGAATAAATAATTACATGTTCCATAAGGACTATCATCAGTTGAATGACATCTACAATCTGCAGATTGTCAAAGAAAGTGTTGGCCTTGGACCACAAGCAGACAATGAGAATGTAATACCTTCACCAACAAAAATACAGGGCTTCAAAGTGCCGCAGAGAGATTGTGATGGAGAGAGTGAAGATTGTGAATCATGCGATAGTGCCATGGCAACACAAGATGGATTGGAAGACACAGAAAAGAATGATTACATGTCCAAACAGCTTTTGTTTAGAATTTTTAAACTGTCAGCAATGCTGCATGATATCATACGCAAAGGTGGTGAGGTGGAAGCATGGGTATTGAGCAAGCTCACCAATGCACATGATGACCTGGAATCAGTTTTTGATTACAAAGATTATGAAGCAGCGCGCAGTCAGATGGAAATGATGGGTGTGGAAGAGAACAATGAAGAAGACCTGTATGCAGCCATTGCAAAAGGTGGGGATTCATTGGTCAATCAGTTGAGGTCTGTGTTGAAAAAAGAATCCAGAGAAACACTTGAAAAGGTGTTGATGGAGACCATTGTGTTGCTTGAAAACAAAACTTAACTCAGCTTGGTATTGAATAAATTGTAAATGCCCTGGTCGTACTTGCCCAATGTGTCTTTGATGTATTGCTTCCTTGTTGCTTCATCTGCTGTCTTGTACATGTTTCTTAATTCTGTGGCACTAGTGATGCTCTTGCCACCCACATTGAACTGTACAGTGCCTGGTGCATATATGTAGCCATGCCCACCTTGTTCTTTGAAAGGCTCCAGTTCATTCAAGCTTTTGAATGGCTGGAAATAAGATGCAGAGCCATCCTTCTTTGGTTTGAATGAAAATCTTGCATTCTCTCTCATGTCTTTTTCACCAACAATGTAAACCACTTTCGCAACATTTTGATCATATTTTTTCAACACTTCAATGGGTCTGTAAGGTTGTGGTGTGAGTGCAATCTCATTCTCTGGTATGCCTGTGGCTTGGATGATCTGCTTTTTCTCTGCAAAATTAAAAGGATAACGATCTGGCTCCTTGACATTGCTCTGTGTTGCATCTGCTGTGGCCACATAAAAATCTGCACCTGGAAATTTTTGCTTGGCAGCATCATAAAGCTTCTTATGGCCCACATGAAATGGTTGAAATCTTCCCGGAAAAATAACAACCAGATTGTTCTTTTGTTGTTGCAGTATCTGTTCTATTAGCACATCAAATTTCATATGTTCATTCCTGGTGTCAATGTCATTCGCCCACCCTCCTTACCACCCAATGGATTTGTCTGATAATTTGTCCTGTCTTGCACTCGGTTGGTGTTTGCAAGTTGACCCCGGATGCCTTCTTCTTGTTCCTGTGTTTTGAGTTGTTTGATGCGCCCTGTCTCTTTGCCTGTGAAAAAATTGCCTGTTATTTTCAATGGATTCACTGATATGTTTGCATCTCTGATAACAATGCCCTCTTGTGTACCCACACTGCCCAATTCTGAAGTTGCTGCATCCTTTATCTTTTGGCCCATCATGATGGTTGCATGCACCATCACTGCACCATCAATGGCTTTTTGATAGTCCTTGTCATTTGCACCCAGATAATGATTCAAAGGCACACCTGCAGACATGCTCTTATAATTCTCCAAACTCATTGCACCAATGGATTTGCCAGATGCCAGCTTGATCTTGTCAGCACGAGGATTCTTTGCCTTGCTCAACCAGTCCTTCAGAGGATGTGCTTGTATGTTGCGTGAATCATAACTTACAGAAAACTTGGAATTTAATTCTGGATTAAAATCAATCTTGTTTGTCAAAGTAACAGCAAATTCATTAACAACATCAAAACCATGTTTCTTAGCAATGGGCTTGATAGTTTCTATGAATGATTGCAAAGCCTTTTTATCATACGACACTTCGCGTGAAGCGCGACTCACACTTCCGCGAATGGGGCTCTTCACTTGCACTATTTCATTCAATCCATGGATGGCAAGAAAATTATTCACATAACCAATCACGTTTGTTGCACCTTTGACAAACTCCATGTTGAAAAGAATGGTGTTATTATCCCACATCTTCAACTGTTTGAGTTGTTTTTCTACAGAAGGAAGCGCTTGATTAAAAATCTCCAACACTGTCTTGCCTGTGTCTCTCATGCCATGTCCCTCAGGAAAACGCAAGGCAAGCTTGTCAATGGTAACACCTTCAACGTCCTCAGGTTTGTTGGAACCACGATCCATGGCAAATTCTTTATTGCCTTTGCTGTTGGTGATGAGTTTGATGGAAGCATTCACACCATCAATTTTTACTGCAGACGGCTTTTTGGTCAAGCTGATGGCTATTTTATTGAAGATGTTAATAAGATCTCTGCCGCTATTGACATTAGGCAGATCAAAAGGATGTGCCATATGTCCAGCAACTCCGCCCTCAAGCAGAAACTGTTTAAACGTCATCATTATATCTTAAAGGTTGCTGGTAGCCTGTGACCACCTCTGTCAAATTGTAAATTGCCAACATTTGTTGTAAACCATTTTCCAATTTCAGATAATTTTTTACCCGAGCATGTAAGTCCAAGCCCTGTCGCCCGGTTTGAGTCAATAAAACAATAATAGTTAAAGTTAGCTAATACCTGATACTCTCTTAAGGCAAGACCTATTGCTACAATAACAGGGTCAATACCGGTCTTTAATTCCACATCTAACTCATTATCAAAATTATTGTTCTGCAGACCTACTTCTCCAAAAACAATGTATTTTATTGCACTCTTTGGATCTGTTTTAATAGTTTTTTTAAAAAAATCTCCTTTTTTTGCTGTACCATGTTCAGAAGTATATCTAATTTCAGTAACAGGATGTATTCTTGCTTCTGTACCTTTTAATTCTATTCTAAGCTCTCCTAACGACACATCTCCTTTTTCTGAAGGCATTCCTCTTCTTTTCTGTATAGACATTTTTCTACCGTTACCAAAAAATGCGAGAACAACTTCACCAGGACCTGACACTTCACTACGACTACCATGCCCTGCAGATCCACCTTGTGCTCTTAATCTCATCAAATTTAACAACTCATCAGATTTATTGGTAATATTCTCTACAGCTGTATTAAAGCTTTCCGAAAGAATATTTGATATATAGAAAATCCCTTCTTCAGCTATAGACCTTTTAAATATACCCTGACACTTATCAAAGTTTTCTGTAGTAATTTTCATCTGCGTATCTTGAATAAAATCAAAAATAGGATTAAGATTCTCTGTAGTAATATTTGCATCTTTTAATCTCTTTTCTATTAACCGGTTGGTATCTATAGCACTCTCAGAACCTCTACTCAGAACGGGCTTAACAATCTTATTAAAATAATCGACTTCAATATTACCTACAAATTGTTGTTCATTTTTTGAAGGATCTTTTACGTAAAGTTGTACATAAGCTGAATTTGGGGCAGGAGGCGGGGCATCAGCTATAGCTTCCATTAACCAATTAATTGTCTGTCTAGGCAAAGGCGGTAACGACTTTGCAAAACTTTCGCTTAAATAAATATCCTGCAAGCTTCGATATTTTTGCATGTTATTTTAACTTTGGATCGTTGCTGTAGTTTTGCATCATGTCAAGAATTTGTTTGTACTTCACCATGAAATTCTTCTCATTAATTGAATTCACAAATTTTAAAACGTTAGGATTGGATACCCTCGCATCATTATCACCAGCACTCTCACTTGTTGAAATGGCATTTTCAATTTGCTCTCTCATTTCATATGCATTCTCCTTTGTGATGGGTGTTGTAAACAGAGTATCAACTGACCCAGCCGGCACATTCATCACCAATGCTTTGGCAAGCAACCTCACCATGTCCACATAACCCTCAGGTGGAACAGCTACTGGTGCAGCTTTTGCAGGCAATGCTGATGGTTGTTCAGCTTGTGGAGCAGGTGCAGCAGCATCCTGTGGCACTGGTTCCTGTTCATTCAGAAGAGATCTATATCTTATCAAGCGGTCATTAAAGGTCATATTATTATTTATTACTTTAAACAATCATAAGTTGTTTTGCTTTGAGTTTATCAAAATAATCTTTGCTTAGAAACACCAGATCATTGCGTTTTGTAAACGTCAACACCCTGTTAAACGTATACTTTTCATAATCAACACTATCAACATATGATCGAAGACTATTAACAAGCTCTACACCACGTCCATCCTTCTTATCCATGAGATGCTGCAGAAAATCATATGAAATGTTTGTAATAAAAACTCTGATGGGCAATATGATCTTTATGCGTCTCATTACTTGCTCCACAACATGTTGCACTTCATCTTCTTTGAAATAGTTGAAAAGCTCCAAATCCGACATTTGTGTGTTATTAAAATATATGATTGTCTTCTCCTTTGACTTGTCATGCAATAAAAATTCACACAGACTGAAGATCATATGATGATAAAAAAACTTTTTTGCATGTGATGTTATTCTGCCTTTGAACAAATCAAAACGATGCAGATCGTTAATTAAACCAACTTCAATTTTCTTGATAAAAATAGAGTTAAAGTCGATTACGCGAAAATTGTATTGCTTGAACTCAAGTTTTTTAAGCATGCCACATTATGAATGAAAATTACAAGCTAATCAAGAAAATTCTTTGGAGGGCGGCCAATTCGCACGTTGATGATGCCATTGTAGTAATCATCTCTCAACAGAACACTCTGCTGCAATTGTTCTTTAATTTCAAAATAGGCCAATTCCCATTTGGAGCCACATGCACGCAAGATTTTAAATACAAATTTATCTTTGCCATATTTAAGTATATCTTCATTCAACACATTGGACGAGCTTGTGTATGCTCTCCAATCAGATTCCTTTATCTCAATGCGCTTGTTCTTGTTTCCCTTCAATGGCTTTCTCTTTAGCTTGGATTTGCATTGTTTTTTGCCAATGTACTTCTTGCCAGTAACTACATTTGTTATTTCGTAAATGAAACCAAACGTATTTTCATCCACAACAATGCCTTCAGAGAGTAGCCAATGACCAAGATCCATGTGTGTATTTAGCTAGCAAGCCATCAAATGCTAAGACCTGGTAGTGCTCGTCGCTGTATTATGAATTTGTCTTTTTTCTTTTTTCTTTTTTTTGCACCCAATGCTTTTGGCATTCTGGCATCACCTGGTGCATATGCATCATCATTTTGTGAGGGAAATTGGTTACCAAAATCACCTATGGGAGCCAAAGTGCCAGTGCCAAAAGCGCTCTCTGCGCCACCTGCAACATTGTCTTCTTCAAGAAGCTTGCAAAATTTTGATTCAAATAAACTCATTGATTTCATATGGTTGTATACTATTATTTAAGTTAATGTTACTAGAAGATTACATAAAAGAACTTGAAAACGATTTGAAGATAGATGAGCTTATTCTCAAGGATTATCAGCTAAAACTACCAGGCATCAAGCACAAATGGGCCGGCAGATGCATCAGACACAAATTGCAAATCAATGAGTTATGCAAAAAACGCGAATTACTAAAGCGCACACTAGTAGACAAAATACAAGAACAAAGCCCGGTAAAATTAGCAACACCCATCATTGAAAGAACTGCAGCAAAGCATAGTGAGGTTGTTGAAATAGACACACAAATAAAAGAATTAGAACTCATCATTGAGTTATTGGAAAAGTCTGAAAGAACACTCAGCTCCACATCTTATGATATTAAGAATCTCGTTGATATCATTAAGCTTGAAATGACATGATTAATTTTTCATTCGACCCTGCCAAAGGTGTTGGCATTGTCTCTGGTGATAAGTTGGAAGAAATAAGAGAAGCATTTTCTGTTAAAAATGAAGCTGCCTTTTTCATGAGAAAAAGATATGGGCGGTTCATGCCTCAGAGAACATATGCCATAACACCAACAGGCAGATTTGATCCTGGTCTGTATTTTGAAATAAGAAAATATCTCAACAACAATCAATATGTTGGAGAAGTGAAGACAGATGAATCATTGTTGGAAGTGATTGTGCCTGTTAAAAAGCTTCAATCTGATACAAGATTTTCATATGATCCCATACCTCTCAAATTACCGCTGAGAGATTATCAAGAAGAAATTGTTAAAAAAGCCCTATCCATTGGCCGTGGCACAATTATTCTCGCCACAGCAGGTGGCAAGACACTCACTGCTGCTTCTCTGCTTACCAAACTATTCTTACTGTATGGATCAAAATTTAACTGCCTGTACATTGTACCAGACCTGGGATTGGTGGAACAGACGTCTTCAGATTTTTCTTCTTACAATGTGCCGTTTTCAGTCAGAAAATGGACGGGGAGCTGTGAATTAAAGAATGAAGCAAACGTCACAGTTGCAAATCTTGGAATATTACAGAGTAAAAATACAGACTTATCTTGGCTGGAAACAATTGATGTGTTGATAGTTGATGAGGTCCACAAGATACGCAGAGGCAATGAAGTTAATAAGATTCTTAAAAAAATACAAACACCTTTCAGATTCGGATTCACTGGCACCATGCCTGAAAGTTTATTGGACCAGTGGAATATTATTGGAAAGATAGGCCCTGTCATATATGAGAAGAACAGTTACGAGCTCCGATTGGAAAGCTATGTAAGCAATGTGCAGATACAAATCATAGAACTAATCTACAAAGATGACCCCTTCAAAGATGTAGTCATATTCTCGTCAAATCTTTATCGCGAAGAGCAAAGATTTTTAATGAGAAGCGAGTTTAGAAATGCAGTAATAAGCAAGATTGTGTGCAAGCTTGCCAACAATTCTTTAATTCTCGTGGATCACATTGAACATGGTGAATTGCTCTACAAAGCAATAACAGAACAGTGTCCAGAAAAACAATGCTATTTCATACGCGGTGATGTGGAAGTAGCTGAGAGAGATGAAATAAGACAGCTCATGGAGAAGAGAACTGACATTGTTGTTGTTGCCATTTCCAGGATTTTCTCCACAGGCATCAACATTAAGAACCTGCATTACATTGTTTTTGCATGTGGAGGTAAAGCTAAAATTAGAACTGTGCAATCCATTGGAAGAGGTCTTCGCTTGCATAAGGATAAAGATAAGCTTATAATATTCGACATCGCAGATAATTTCAAATATGGTCTAGCTCATATGGAAAAACGTCGCGCACTTTATGAAAAAGAAAAAATTAAATACTCTGCCAAAAGAATCTGTGAAGCTCAAGAAAGCTAAACCTTCCAAAGAGAAGACAATTGAGAGTGATCCTACGCTCAAAGCCATTATCTCAAAAGGTGTCATATCAACCCCTGCAGTAACACCTACAGGTAAAAAGCTCAAGCCCAAGGAAAAGGTTCACTATGTGAACGGCAAAGAGTTCGAAGAAGAGATACGTGCATACTACAAGTCAGGTCACGTGACACAAAAGCTTGGAGAGAGTTTAACTAAAATTGCCAATGGACTATCTTTTGCACCAAACTTTATTAACTACTCCTACAAAGATGACATGATTGGTGATGCAATTGTCAAGATGTTCTCTGCATTGCGCAATCAAAAATTTAGACTGGATACAGGATTCAGTCCTTTCTCATATTTCACTACCATTGCCTTCCATGCCTTCATTAACCGCATCAAGAAAGAAAACAAGCATCATGCTGTGTTGAATGAGTATCGCGACAAAGTATATACTGATCTCATGATGGATCCAGAAGTTGTCAATGGTGCTCATATATACATTGAACCTGCAGATGACAATTACAACACTTCAGAGTGAAGAATAAAAAAGAATTAACAACAAAAAGTAGCAAAGTCTGTTGCATTGCCGATCTACACATCGGTGTGCATCAGAACAGTATTTTTTGGCATGAAACAGCCATCAAGTGGGCTGCATGGCTGCGCGATGACCTCAACAAGAAGAGCATAAAAGACATTTTTATACTTGGTGATTTGTATCATTACCGTGATGAAATTGCTGTGAATACAATTCATGTTGTGAATCAAATTCTCAATCTGTGGGAGGAGTTTAATATTGTCATTCTTGTCGGTAATCATGATGCATTCTACAAGGACAGGTCTGACATCAATTCCCTCTCCATTCTCAATGGGTGGAAAAACATACAGGTCATAAGTGAACCAGTGATGCATACAATCTATGGCAAGCAATGCACATTTTTGCCTTGGGGTGCAGATGTAAGAGACGTTGAGAAGTCTGATGTAATCTTTGGCCATTTAGAAATTGAAAGCTTCAAGATGAACAGCCACAAGCATTGTGATCATGGCATGAAAACATCAGATCTACTGGCCAAGGCAGACTTAATCATGACTGGTCATTTTCATCTAAGAGATGAAAGAAAATACGGTAACAAGACCATTCTATATGTTGGCAATCCCTTTGAAATGGACTTTGGTGACACCGGATCAGTGAAAGGATATTATATTCTCGATTTTAATGATCTTAGCTATGTATTTTGTGAGAATGAGCTGTCTCCTAAACACAAGAAACTCTCTTTGACTGATCTCACCACGTTTAAAACCCTTACAGCAGCTGAAGTAAGACAAGCAGTAGGCAATAATATTATTAAACTGGTGGTCGATAAAAAAATCACAAGCGATAACATTGATCTGTTGTTGCAGAAAATATCTTCACACAAGCCATTCAATCTGTCAGTTGACTATTCATTGTATAACGATGCAATCACTGTGAATGAAGAACAAGCTTATGACCTGTCAGGTGTTGACATGAGCAAAGCTATTGATGAATTTGTTACTTTGCTAGACATTGAAAAGAAAGATGATGTGTCGCGTTATTGTACAGATCTTTACAAGAGAGCCAATAGTACATGAAGAACATCACTTTCAATAAAATTAGCATCAAGAATTTCTTATCTGTAGGCAATCAACCGGTCATTGTAGACTTCAAGAAAGGTCTACATGTGATCACAGGCATCAACAAGGACAAGGAAGACAGAAGGAACGGTGTAGGTAAATCCACCATTGCTGATGCAGTTTATTTTGCTGTGTTTGGAGAGACGCTAAGAGATCTCAAAAAGGAACACGTGGTCAATAATGTAAATAAAAAGAATTGTGAAGTTATTCTGGATGTGACCATACAGCAGTTTGATAAAATAGAACAAATACAAATCATTCGTACCTTGGAGCCTTCCAAATGTTTCATATATGTCGATAAAGAAGATAAAACACGTGATAGCATGACCAATACCACTGCTTATATCATGTCAAAATTTAATTGCACACCTGAGATATTTCAAAACTGTGTGATCATGACCATTAACAACACTATTCCGTTTATGGCCAAGAAAAAACAAGAAAAGAGAAAATTTATTGAAGACATTTTTAACCTGAGCATATTCAGCGACATGTTAAATTTACTCAAAACAGATATAAGCGAACACAAAAAGCAGTTTGACATGGAAGCCATCAAGCATGATGAGATAGAGAAGAACATACTCACACACAAGAAACAGCAAGAAACTGTTTCACAGGAAAGAGCCAGAAAAAAAGACAAATACCTTGGCCGGCAGGAAAGTAACATAAAGGAAATAAAAGAAATTACTAAAAAACTTGAAAAGTTTGAGATACCTGACGCCAACGAATTAAAAAGGGACATAGAAGAATACAACACAAGCAGCACAAAGATAGACAAAAAGATACAAGATGCCAGGTATTCCATTAGTGAGAATCAGACGCTAATCAATCAAAACAATAAGAAAATTGCATCTGTTGGCACAGAGAAAGATGTTTGTCCCACCTGCTTGAGAACAATTGAAGATGTTGATCGTAATCATATTAAAAATGAAAAAAAGAAAATTAATGTGGAGATAGAAGTGCATGAAGCAAAGATTGTTGAGTTAAGGAAAGAAGAAAAGCAGTTACTTGAGTTGCAAGCAAAAGTAGAAACAAAAATACAGCGCTTAAAAGACAGTATTAACTCCATCAAGCATAAGGTCACAGAAAAGCAAAATCTCAATGATCGTCTTGAGCAGCTCAATCAATGGCAGGTGGAGCTCGAGCAGGACTTAAAGGATCTAGAGACAGATACCAACACTCACGATGCACTTATTACTGAGCAAACCAATCGTCTGGATGTGGTTAAAGCTGAGATAGAAAAACTCAAAGAACATCTCAGCACTCTGGATGTGGTTAAGTTTATCGTTTCTGAAGAAGGTGTAAAATCTTACATTGTTAAAAAAATCTTGCAACTCTTCAACAGCAAGCTTGCTTATTATCTTAAAAAGATGGACGCTAATTGCATCTGCACATTCAATGAGTATTTTGAAGAAGAAATTGTGGATAACAAAGGCAAGCCATGCTCTTACTTCAACTTCAGTGGAGCTGAACGCAAGAACGTGGATCTGGCTTGTCTCTTCACATTCATGGACATCAGAAGGCTGCAAGGTGATGTGTCTTTTAACTTCAGCATATATGATGAGTTGTTCGATTCAAGTCTTGATGAGAGAGGTGTGGAGCTGGTGATTGGTATATTAAAAGAGCGTGTAGAAAAATACAACGAATGCATCATGGTAATCAGTCACAGAAAAGAAAGCATCAAAGCTGCTACAGGCGACATTATTTTCCTTGAGAAAAATAACGGAATTACCCGCCGAGTTGATTATATCGAATATAGCAGTTAATAATATAATATGCACCCCAGTCCTTTTGCCTCGCCTTTTGTCTCGCCATTTCCATCACCTTTTCCCTCGCAAACTACAACTACTTCCCCGCAACAGAATGTGCCTAGACCACCAGAGCTCGATCTGTCACGCTGTCTGAATTACTATGCAGATTATAGTGGATGTGGATTCTGGAGAATGATTTGGCCAGAGCACCTGCTAAATGCACATCAAAAATTAATCGTGCATGGCAGTACAGTCATGTGTTTTGATCCCAACTATTATCGGGGTGTCAAGTCTGTGCGCATTCAACGTCAAGCCACAGCCTCACAATTGCAGTTTATCAAGTTTCTCAAAGAAATGAGTAGCAAAGTCGGATTTAAATTGATATATGAAATCGATGACTTGGTCTTCAGTGAAGATATTCCTGAATATAACAAGTTCAAGCCTGCCTTTACAGATCCTGAAATCCGTAAAACTGCACAAACAATAATGGAGCTTTGTGATGAGATCACAGTGACATGTGATTTTATGAAGCAATACTATATCAACAAAACAAACAACAAGAATGTCACAGTGTTACCCAATTATGTGCCCAAGTGGTGGATGGGCAATTTTTACAATGAAAAGCGAATCTCTGAAAACTTTGATGCCAATGACAAACGGCCTCGCATACTATATGCAGGATCAGGAGCACATTTTGATGTAGACAATCGTGTCGGACAAAACGATGATTTTGCACATGTATGCAATGCCATAGTTAAAACCCGCCACAAGTACAAGTGGGTATTCTTAGGCGCGTTTCCTCTTCCATTGCATCCATACATAGCCAACGGTGATCTAGAATTTCATACATGGCAACAGCTTTATTCATACCCTGAGAAGATCTACAATCTGCGCATCAACATGCTGGTGGCTCCTCTTCAAGACAACACCTTCAACAAGGCAAAAAGTGACCTCAAGTATATTGAAGCCTGTTGCTACGGCCTGCCCATAGCATGCCAAGACATAGTCACATATCAAGAAGCCCCAATCAAATTTAAGACTGGTGATGAAATGATAGGCTGCATTGAAGAGACATTAGCTAAGAAAGGCAAATACATGAATCTTTCTGCAAAATTTAGAAAAGTTGCTGAAACACGCTGGCTAGAGAATGATGACAATATAAACAAATATGTTGAACTATACTCTCATCCCTATGGTTCAAAGGAGCGCAAATTAATCAATGCGCTAAATGGCTTATAATCTTTAACAATGTTGATAGTGAAAAAATTAAGCAAAAAAGAAATTAAAAGACTCAAAGAAGAAGGCCGCATGAGAGACTTGGTTGAAATATGGGTCGATCATCACAATCATAATCTCGAACTACTCAGAACCATTACGCGCTTCATTGCAGCCATCTGTTCCTCAGTTGTGTTGCTTAAATTATTTCACTTGATTTGACAAGCAGTTGTACTATAATTGTCTTGTGTACCGTAATGTAGCTTATCTTCCAAAAGATCAATTGATGCGTCTGTTCACATGGGATGCTGACGGCAAACGCATCTCATATGATACTACATGCGAACCATACATCTACCTGGAGACAAACAATCATTCCGATTGCACAAGTATCTTTAATACAAAATTAAAGAAAAAACGATTTCGCAACCAAGCAGAACGCTCACGATATCTAAAAGACAACAAGGTAACACGCATCTTTGAGAACATTAATGTGCAGCAACAATTTCTCATTGATACTTTTTGGGAGCAGAATGAACAACCTGAATTTACACACCACCCCATCCGTACATTGTTTATTGATATTGAGACGTATAGTCCTGATGTGTTTCCAAAGCCTGACGATCCTCAGCATACCATTAATATTATCACTGTGTATGACTCCATTAGAAAACATTTCATAACATGGGGACTGAAGCCATATAATAAGAAAACAGAACATGTTACATACATATACTGCAAGACAGAGAAGGACCTGTTGTCTAAGTTCATCAATTACTTCTGTTCTGATTATCCAGACATTTTATCTGGTTGGAATAGTGAATTTTTTGATGTACCATATATTATAAATCGCATTGCGCGTATTCTGGGTGAAGACGAAGCCAAGCGATTGTCCCCTGTGGGCTACATCAGACCCATCACTTTTACTGGTAAGTTTGGTAGAGAGCAAGTGCGCTGGCATATTGAAGGGGTGTCTTGCGTGGATTATCTGGACATCTACAAGCGATTCTGCCCTGTGTTGCGCGAATCATACAAGCTAGATGCTATTGGCGAAACAGAGCTCAGTCAGAACAAAGTGGACTATGGTGACACAAACCTGTCAAGCCTTGCTGATGATAATTGGGAACTATTTGTTGAATACAACATTCAAGACGTAAATCTGCTTGTACGGCTGGAAGAAAAGCTACAGTACCTGGTGTTGCTTCGCATGATTGCATATGCAGGTCTCACAACATTTGAAGGTGCACTTGGCTCTCTCTCTGTTATTACTGGCCTGTGTGCAATCAGAGCCAGAACAAGAGACCAGCGCATACCAACTTTTAACAAGAGTGGTGAACAAAGCAATGAGCAAAACGCTGGTGCGTATGTGGGTGAACCGCAAAAAGGGTTCCAAGAAGATATCATTTCATTTGATGCAAATAGTCTGTATCCTAATGTGATGATCACTTTGAACTTGTCACCAGAAACTAAAGTCGGTACAATAATTGACAAGGATGAAAAAGGTGTAACAATACAGCATGTAAATGGACAGACTTTCACTTTGACCAATAATAACTTTATTAATTTTATTAAGAAAGAAAAAATCGCAATTTCTAAAGCTAAAGTTTTATTCACACAAAAAGAAAAAGGAATCATTCCTCTCACAGTGGATCATTTTTATAAAAAACGGGTAGAAATTAAGCGCGCCCTATCTTCATTAAAGAGAAAAATAGTACACATGGTAAAAGGTACCAAAGAATACATTGAATTAAAGCGTGAGATTGACACGCTCAACATCACTCAGCATACAATAAAAATCCTTATTAATACAATCTATGGATACTTTGGCAACAAGCACAGTCCCTTGGGTGATGATGAGCTTGCTGAGTCCATCACATTAACCGGACAAGCTGTTATCAAGGAATCAAACAGATTACTAGAGGAATATGTCAAAGAGAGAGCGCATCTTACAAGCGAAGAGTTAGCAAAGGATACACCCATCATTTACAATGATACAGACAGCTCATACATCTCCATCAAGCACATTGTGAAGCATTTGGGCATTAGCATGCTGGACAAGAAGGGAAAAATAACACCTGAATATTACAAACAAGTGCAAGACATAGAAGACTATCTCAACAAGCATATCATCACATGGGGACAGCAAGCACTTGGATCCATTGATTGCCGGTTTGTATTCAAGCGTGAAGCCATTGCTGATGTGGGACTATTTTTACAGAAAAAAAGATATGTATTGCACGTTTTGGATGATGAAGGCATTCCATGTGATAAATTCAAATATACTGGAGTAGAGGTGGTGCGCACCACAATGCCAGCACCCATCAAGCCATATGTGAAAAAGATCATTGAGACCATGCTTCTCACCAAAGATCTGGTCACTACAAACAAACTGTTCAATGAAACATACGACATCTTCAAAAACCTGCCCATTCAGGATGTGGCTTTTGTCATGGGCATCAAAGGATATGAAAAATATGCTGCACAGTGTGATGGTTTCAACACAGCAAAGCACATGCCAATTCATGTCAAATCTGCTTATTATCACAACATACTATTGGACAGGTTCAACACCGGTAAAAAATATGAAAAGATATCATCTGGCGACAAAGTGAGATACTTCTATACTCAACAGCCCAATAAATTTGGAATTTCTGTCATTGGATACAAGTATGACTACCCCAAGGAGTTCCATGGTGTGTTTGAATTGAACTACGAATTGATGTTTGAGAAGATCATCTTTTCTGTCATTGAAAGATTTTATGAAGCTGTTAGTTGGAAACTGCAAACACCAGGAACACAAGTGCAGACAGATTTGTTTGACCTGCTGGCCATTTAACAGTTGATTTTCTTTTTTTATATTTTAAATTAGTTGTATGAGCAAACAACTTTTAGTTACATTTATCGATCACATTGGCAGAACCATTCTTGCGGAACAAATAGATTCTGACAAGACAACTCTCACAGTGAAGAACCCTGCCATTATTCATGTGCAACCCACCCAACAGGGTCAACTCAATGTGCAAACTATTCCACTTTATTTTCGTGAATTTATTGGCGACAAATCAAAGAATGAAACTGTTTGGAAGTTTAACCTTGCATCAATCGTTCTTGGTTTAGATATTGACAATGATGCAAGATTGGTGGATCAGTACAACAAGTTGTTCGCTGCCACAGCAGCTGCTACTGCAGGCAATGTGGGCGATGAAAAAGTAATCAAGTTGTTTGACGAATAACTAAATAGCTTGATTTGGCCATAAATACCCATATGACCAAATACACCATAGGTATTACTACCTTTTCCAAGCGGTTAAACTTCTTAACTACATTAGTAAAGCAAGTCAGACAGTTCACCTCTGAAGATGTCATCATTGCTGTAAACGGTGACAACAAGTCCGAATTCAACAATCAATACAGGAAAGATGTGTTGACTCTCTGTTTGCAATACGACAACGTTTATCCAATATTCTTTACTGAATTCAGAGGTTTGCCAAAAATGTGGAACACCATAGCTATACACAGTAAAAACGATTTATTATGCATAATGAATGACGACATAGAAATTACAGGCAACAATCTGTTCACGTGGCTGGGTGGCACAAACGTGCAAACATCAGAAACAATAACCATATTAAATGGCAGCTTCTCACATTACATAGTAACCAAGCAATTGCTAGAAAAACTCAAATATTTTGATGAAAGATTTCTAGGATTTGGTCACGAAGATGGAGACATGATGTACAGACACATTGAAATGTTAAACAAGGACGTTAGTAATGTGTCTATGCATGGAATTCATAACATCACAAGTGGTGTGCGAGATGATAATGTACGTAACTCATTTGGCAAATATTCTGAATTCAATCATGAGTTCTTAGTGGGTAGGTTTGGACCTAAGTACAAGCCAGCAGATAACCCCAAAATCTTTACGTCCTTTTCGCCACACATGTACAAATTCATGGAAGACTCGGATCAGTATCCCTACGAGACATTTTTCAGAAAAAACAAAGAAAATGTATAATTTTACTTGTTTTTAAATTCATTTCATATATACTGGATCTATGAATAAAGATCTTAAACAAGTATTTGCTTCCTTGGACAAGCTCAACAGTGAAGCTAGTATGTTAAATGAAAATGCACTCAGCAAAGTGGATGAATGGTTTGATACAGGGTGTTATGCTCTGAATGCCATTCTGGGTGGCAGCTGCCGCAATGGTGGTGTG